TAGGTGTAAACTCAGCAAAAATTACTGACCTTACTTCTGGTAGAGTTCTTCTTGCTGGTACTTCTGGTGCTGTAGAAGATAGTGGAAATCTAACCTTTAATGGAACCACATTAACAGTTACTGGTGCAGCTGCTGTTGATAATGTAAGCATTGATGGCAATACGGTTTCAACATCTTCTGGTGGTTTAACCTTAGATTCTACTGCAGGAACAGTTACTGTTGATGATAATTTGACAGTTAGTGGAAATTTAACGGTTCTTGGTGAACAATCAATTATTAATACTGAAACTTTAAAAGTTGAAGATAGTCTTATTGAAGTTGGTTTAGTAAATAGTGGTGGATCACTTGTTGCACCATCTTCGGATGCGAATATTGATGTTGGTTTAATTTTCCACTATTATTCGGGATCCGCTAAAAAAGCAGCACTTTATTGGGATGATTCTGTTGGTAGGGTTGTTGTTGGATCAGATGTATCAGAATCTAGCAGCGTAATGACCGCATCTACATATGCAGACTTTGAAATTGGTTCTCTTTATGTAAATGATTGCGCTGGATCTTCCCAAGTAATTTCTTGTACTGGTTCTGAAAGATTTTTAAACAATATAACCATAGACGGTGGATCTTTCTAATCATATTGACAATTTATAAATATAGGTGGGTCCCCCCACCTTTTTTTATATTCGACTATGAACGAGACTGATTATAGAAGTTTAATTATTGTATATCAACAAAAAGCATCTGATTTATTCTCCCAATCTGTTGCTTTAGAAGCAAAAATTATGGTCGCTAATCAAACGATTGATTCCCTTAAAAAAAGAATTAGCGAGCAAGATGAGGAATTGAATAAATTAAAGACAAGAAAAAAATCCACACAAAAGACGGATAATTTATCTGCTGAGGAATTCTAATGGCAAAACCATCAACACGCCAGGGACTTATTGATTATTGTCTAAGACGTTTGGGTGCGCCTGTCTTAGAAATTAACGTCGATGATGATCAAATTGACGATTTGGTAGATGATGCTCTTCAATATTTTCAAGAACGTCACTTTGATGGTGTTGAAAGAATGTACCTTAAATATCAATTAACGCAAGAGGATATTGATAGAGGTAAAGCAAAAAATACTGATGGGGTTGGAATTGTCACATCCAGTGCCACATCTACAGCAATAAGTGGATATGGTACAACTACTTCAAATTTTTACGAAACTTCAAATTTTATTCAAGTTCCAGATTCTGTTATTGGAATAGAAAAGATATTTAAATTCGACACTAGTTCTATTTCTGGTGGAATGTTTAGTATCAAATATCAATTATTTTTAAATGATCTTTATTATTTTAATTCTGTTGAACTATTGCAATATTCAATGGTTAAATCTTACTTAGAAGATATAGATTTTCTCTTGACGACTGATAAGCAAATAAGATTTAATAAAAGACAAAATAGGTTATATTTGGATATTGATTGGAAATCTCAATCTGCTGGAGATTATATTATTATAGATTGTTATAGAATTTTAGATCCCAATGATTTTACTGCGGTATATAATGATAGTTTTATAAAAAAATATTTAACTTCTTTGATCAAGCGGCAGTGGGGTCAAAATCTAATTAAATTTAGGGGTGTTAAACTTCCTGGTGGAATAGAATTAAATGGTAGAGAAATATATGAAGATGCTGAGAGAGAATTGGAATCTATCAGAGAAAGAATGACCATGGATTATGAATTACCACCCTACGACTTTATTGGATAATGGCATTAAATCCTTTTTTTCTACACGGTTCTCAAGCAGAGCAAAGATTAGTTCAAGAATTGATAAATGAGCAGTTGAGAATGTATGGGATAGAAATTTATTATATCCCAAGAAAAATAGTTAGGAGGGATTCTATTTTAAGAGAACTCCAATCTTCAAAATTTGACGATAATTTTGCTCTAGAAGCATATATTAACACGTATGAAGGTCATACTGGAGCTGGGGATATATTGACCAAATTTGGTATGAGTCTAAGAGACGAATTAACAGTTACAATATCAAAAGAAAGATTTGAAGATTTTATTTCTCCATTTTTGGAGAGTATGGATCAAGAAGAAATTAATATTACAGACAGACCAAGGGAGGGGGATATAATTTATTTTCCTTTGGGGCAAAGATTATTTGAGGTTAAATTTGTTGAGCACGAAAGTCCATTTTATCAGTTAGGAAAAACTTACGTATACGAACTTAAATGTGAATTGTTTGAATATGAAGATGAAATGGGTGGATGGGATAATACTAATACAACAACTGAAGAAATAGACTCTCTTTTAGTTAATCAAGGATATATCACTAATTTATATCTTTATCCAACAGGAATTGCTGCTACGGCAACAGCAACGATTGGATCTGGATATGTTCAGAAAATATTTTTAAATAATGATGGTTATGGATATACAAGCACACCAGTTGTATCTATCTCAACATCTCCTTCTGGTGGTACAAATGCAACAGCTGTTGCTATTACAACTAGTATTGGTGGGGTAGATTCTATAAAAGAAATTTTATTAATTAATGCTGGTTCTGGATATACTGAAGCACCAACAATTTCAATATCCGGTGGTGGAGGAACTGGAGCAGCTGCTACTTGTGGTATTATAACGGATAAAAAGGGTATAACCAGAATCAGTGTTAATGGTTCTGGTGGGGTCGGATATTCTACAGTTCCAAATGTATCAATAACCTTACCACCACTATCTCCACAAATAAGTCCCCAATTTAAAGCAGTAGTTAGTGCTGCAGGAACAATAAGTGAAATCAGAATAGTTGATGCTGGTGCAGGATATTTGTCTACACCAACTGTTACTGTTGCTGTAGGATCTACTGTTGGATTTGGAACATTTTGGCTCAATGAAGTTGTTACTGGATCCATTTCTGGTGCAACAGCAAGGGTTAAAACTTGGACAGAATCCACAAGCATCCTTAAAGTTGGAACAACAAAGGGTGATTTTGTTCCGGGCGATATTATTGTTGGATCTTCCTCTTATGCAAGATATAGCTTATCGGGAATAACAAGTGAACGCTTTGAGGATAAATATGAACAAAACGATGTAATAGAAGAAGCAGCAGATATCATTTTAGATTTTTCAGAAGCAAACCCGTTTGGAAATTACTAATGTTAGGAACTTACTACTACCACGAAATTATAAGAAAAACCATTATATCTTTCGGCACTTTATTTAATCAAATTTATATAAAACACAAAGACGGTGATGGTGATGTTTATTCAGATTTTCGTGTTCCTTTAGCATATGGTCCCACACAAAAGTTTTTAGCAAGACTTGAGCAGCAAGCAGATTTAAATAAACCGGTTCAAATTACTTTACCAAGAATGTCATTTGAAATGACTTCTATTAGTTATGATTCTAGTAGAAAAACTGGAGTAACTCAGTCCTTTAAATCTGTTGGTGATGATGGAAAACTAAAAAAAGTTTTTATGCCTGTCCCATATAACATAGGATTTGAGCTGAGTATTTTATCAAAACTAAACGATGATGCTCTACAAATTGTAGAACAAATACTTCCTTATTTTCAACCATCTTTTAATATTACGGTCAACCTAGTAGATTCAATTGGAGAAAAAAAAGACATACCAGTTGTATTAGATAATATTTCGTTCCAGGATGATTATGAAGGAGACTTTTCAACGAGAAGATCATTGATATATACACTACAATTTACAGCTAAAACTTACTTATTTGGTCCAATCGCAGAAAATACAGAAGGTCTTATCCGCAAGGTTATTGTTGATACATATACAGATACAAATGTAGCAACAGCTAAGAGGGAGATGAGATACACTGCTGTTCCAGATCCAATTGATGCCGGTCCTTCTGATGATTTTGGATTTAGTGAAGAGTGGGAATTCTTTGGAGATTCCAAATCTTATAGTCCAACACAACAATCTGATATTTAAAAAAAATTATGCAGAATTATGACGATCTTGACAAAGCTTTAAATGTGGAAAGTTCTATCATCAAAAGTGAGATATCCAACTCTGAATTGCAAAAGAAATTAAAAAAGGAAGAAAAGACTGACATCAAAAAAGACTATGAATATACTCGTGCTAATTTGTATTCGTTAATTGAAAAAGGTCAGGAAGCAATTAATGGAATTATGGAACTTGCCGGTGAAGGTGGCAGTCCAAGAGCATATGAAGTTGCTGGTCAGTTAATTAAGAGTGTTGCTGATACAACCGATAAATTGATTGATTTACAGAAAAAACTCAAAGACGTTGAAGAAGAAGTTGAGAAGAAAGGACCAAATAATGTTACTAACAACGCAGTATTTGTTGGATCAACATCAGAACTACAAAAATTACTCAAACAAGGTTTTCTAAATAATAAAGAATAATCTTAAATTCTAATGGGTTGGTCTGACAAATATAAAAAGTCAATCGACTGTGATAATCCAAAAGGATTTTCTCAGCGTGCCCATTGTCAAGGAAAAAAGAAGAAAATGAATGAATCAAAATCTGGAGACCAAGGTCTTCGTGATTGGTTTGGAAAATCAAAATCTTCTGATGGAAAACCTGGGTGGGTTCAACTTGGTGGCAAATACGCAGGAAAACCCTGTGCTCGTCAACCTGGTCAGACTTCTACACCAAAATGTGGAAGTTCTAAAATGAAGAGAGATCTTTCTGATAAAGAAGAAGAAAGAGCAAGAAGAAGAAAAAATCGTTTAGATCCCAACCAACCAGAAAAGTTTGGTGGAGCAAAACCAACTAACGTAAGAACTGAAGAAATGGACCTACAAGAAGTAAAAGATAAACCAGGTAAAGGTAGTGGCAAGAAAGATGCTTGCTATA